CTGACGAAACATCAGCATGATTTTATCGCGCAAGTGGGAAAGAAACGACATGTGATATATATGATAGGAGTGTAAATATTTTTCATATAATTCTACTTTATTCTTTAAAAGGGTATTGTTGTAATGATGATTGTATTTATAATTTTCTATATGTAGGGAAGTATTTGAACATTGTAGAGTTATATCCGCTTCATTTTTATGGATACACGCATTCGCTTTTTTAATCATCTCTTGGATGTCTATATTCAGCGATAGAGAATCTTCTATATCGTAGGATTTAAACGTTTCTAGATCTTTGTAATTAGGATAGGATCTTTTCCTAGGTTCTAGTTTAAACTGTTCCTTGTAAAAGACTTTGACCATCCCGTATAATTTGTAATAATCGCAGTAGATACGATTATTAATAAACAAATACTGTTCATTTAATTGTTTGGTTTCTAAATCGTATAACCTACTTTGATAATAAAATGAATCCAACCCAAATACTTTGGACAGTCTGTTTTTTTCAAGGTATTCTTTGTATTGCACATGATACTGTTCTTGGGTTTCATGCAATTGTTCCAAGTAACGTATTACTTCAGAATGAACTTGAATAAAGGAGGGTTCCATATAGTATGACCTTATTTTTTTATGAATCTATAGTATATGGATCCCAAATGGTGCCCTGAACATGAAAACTTATTGTCAGAGTGGGCGGATAAAGCATTGTGTTATAAATGGTTGCATACCAAAAGTTATGCAAAATATCAACGATTACACAATATATACACCATACCTGTGATCGTGATGAGCACCCTTACAGGCACTGCCAACTTTGCACAGGAAAAGTTGACGGATTCTTATAAATTTTATGCGCCCATTGTGATTGGATGTGTCAATATTCTAGCGGGAATCATTACGACCGTTCAACAATTTTTACATATCAATGAACTGAATGAAGCGCATCGAGTAAGCATGATTTCTTGGGACAAGTTTTATCGGCGTATCAAAAATGAACTCTCGAGACACCCGAGGGAGCGATCCCATGTCAATGAATTTATCATGTCCGCCACCGAAGAATACGATCGTATTACGGAGACCAGTCCTACGATTGATAAAGACATGATTGATCTTTTTAAGAATACCTTTGATGGAACCTTTACCTCAATGGAAACGAGACAATTGTATCAAGACATTACGAAACCCGAAATCTTGGACAAACTGGTGAGTGTCAAAAAAAGTGTATACAAAGAAAAGGAACCCGTGATTTCTAAAGAATATCAGATGATGGAGGGATTTTCTAAAAAGTTTTTGAGTGAACTCGGGAGACAACCCACACGTGAAGAACTGATGGATAATTTAGCGAATGAACATATTCCTGAAGATCAGATAGACACCTTTATCAGTAAAACGAAAATAGAAGAGGTATAATATCTATATTATGTATATGGTATTGTATGGATTTATTCTTCTCTTGATTCTTCTTTTATTGGCGAATCTTTATTCACGCAAAGAATCGTTTACGGACTCGGTCATTCCACTGAAGATTTTTCAGACATGGAATACGAAAAATTTACCCCTTTATATGAGAATGAATTGTATCACTCTACAAAAACAAAATCCACAGTTTGAATATTTTCTGTTTGACGACGAGGAGTGTGTTGAGTTTATTCAAACCCATTTCCAAGAAGAAGTGTTAGAGGCGTATCAACGGTTGATTCCAGGCGCCTATAAGGCAGATTTATGGCGTTACTGTGTTCTCTATATTCATGGGGGTATTTATTTGGACATGAAAATGCGGTGTGTCGGCGATTTTCGTTTAATTGAATTGACCAAAAAAGAGCACTATGTGAGAGACCGACCACAACCCGCCTTTATGAAAGGTGATGTAGGTATATACAATGCAGTCATGATCCAAAAACCCAAAAATCCATTGATGATGGACTGTATCCTTCAAATTGTAGAAAATGTAAAGAACCAAGAATACGGATTCAGTTCATTGTATCCAACCGGTCCAGGAATGCTTGGAATACTCTACCAAGAAAAAAAGAAACAATACAATTTAGCGGACATTGATTTAATTCATTCGTCTGAAAGAGAAACCATTCGCTATAAAAACAGAACCATCTTGGAGCACTATCCCGAATATCGCAAAGAACAGTTAAACCACCAAATTGAGTTACATTATGCAGCGTTGTGGCATAAGAATAGCATTTATATTCTGTAAGAATCTTAAGAGATTATTTAAGAGATTCGTTTTAGAAGGAGATCGATCATTTCTTGTTGTTGATCTATTGTTTTTTGTTGCTGACTCACAATCTCGTCCAATCGCTGCAACGCCGATACTGCCAACGTATAAATCATGTCTTTTTGAATAGAATGTAAATCGTCTATTTCCGTACCATATAGATAGACTTCGCCTGTCACAGGTGTATCCATTTGATAAACCCCATTTTCCACCGACAATACGGTGGCGATATGCACTTGGTCGTCTTGTCTATATTTTATTCGGTCAGACACCTTCAAAGGAACATGTGTCGTGAACCTTCCTTCTTGACACGTGACTGTGCATCCTAAGTTTGGAATGAATCCTTTGCTTGAATTCACGGCGGGCGCCAACAGTTTAATCTCTTTGATCTCTTGTGCAATAAACCCGAGTTGGTCAAGAGGAGAATCCTTGAACCCTTTTTTGAAATCATAGATCTTCGGTTTCAGTTGTCTCAGTGCCTCGAGCGAATGGTCACGATCTAGATCTACCATGTTTGTCTTGACTCGCTCGTCAGAGGTTGCATTGAACGTGAGCGCATTCAGCGGTCCACAACAAGTTAAGACAATCGCGGAGGTGGTTCCAAATGTAATTGCGTTGTCACTGGTGGAACCAGTCGTCAACATATACCCCGTTAGAGATACATTGATCGAATCAGTAAGTGTATCAAAAGAGGTATTGATCGAATCAGTCAGTGTATCAAAAGAGGTATTGATCGAATCAGTCAGTGTATCAAAAGAGGTATTGATCGAATCAGTCAGTGTATCAAAAGATATATTTGCTGAATTCGTGACGGTAGATAAGGATGTATTGATTGAAGAAGTGAGGGTATGAAAGGAGACATTGACCGAATTCGCCAAGGTAGAGAAGGAGGTATTGATTGAAGAAGTGAGGGTATCAAAGGATGTATTGACCGAAGCACGGAGAACATTATCCCGATCCCTTACCCATTGACAGGTTGCAATACGAGACGTATTCTCTTCAGAGGATGGAGTCACGGTTGTAGTGGGACCGAGGGAAATTAATCCTGTAAGGGATGTAATGGTCTGAGTATTCACGGTTTGAGTATTCACGGTTTGAGTATTCACGGTTTGAGTATTCACGAGTTGACTACTTACATTTGTGCATAGAAGAGACTTTCCGGTAATGACTCCTGTATCGGATACACGAAAGTTTACACCGTCTATGAGGGTGGATCCATTCATATGACCCAGTGTTGTATGGGTCGAATCGGCATCTAGAGCATTGTGTCCATTCACGGAGGCGCTGATACGATTGCTGATCATGGATAATCTAGACGCATTCATGTTGGTCGTTTGGTAGGTGCTTCCAATCGTGGTGTTGCCGCTTGTATCTAACCTAAGCACATTCGAGTCGTTGATGTAGAGTCCAAAAGACTTGCTCACATTCATGAGAAGATTTGCAGACTGAATAAAATTGGTGGTGATTCCTTTTTGAAAAACACTCATATATATAAGGTATTATTATTCTAGGCGCATAAAGTATGTGGAAAGCGCCCATCTATCGCATGCATTATAAAAAGAAATATGGATCACGTTGCTTTCTAAGACCGCGCGATCTGGCGTATCCGATTTGTAGTCACGGTAAGATCGACTGTAAGGGGTTACGCGCTGCACAATATTATCTACGCCTGAACAGGAAAACCCGTAAGAGTTATAAACTTTGGAAAAAGGCGCGGACCCTTCGTACATATTGCAAAAAACAATTAAAGACACTCGACTAAAGGTAGATAGATGAATACTCTTTACCTTTACGTATCCGACAACAACCTGAAGAATATCTACGAAGGCGCGATACAAGATCACAACGCCGCGGTAGAATCCCCTTTTGCAAATTCCGGGTTTGATCTTTTTTTACCACGCGATTACACGTTGGTCGAAGGAACCTCTAAAATCAATTATGAAATCAATAGCGCCATGTATGACAGTAGCGGGACACCCTGTGCATTCTGTCTCTATCCACGATCAAGTCTATACAAGAACCATCTTCGTATGACCAACAGCGTGGGAATCATTGATCGTGGGTATCGTGGAGATCTTGCCTCGGTATTTGATGTGTTGGAACCCGTCAATTTGAAAATCGGTCAGCGTCTCGTTCAAGTATGTTCGCCTACGCTTGCACCTTTTCTAGTCAAACTCGTTCCAGAAATAGAATGCCTTGGACTCACCGAACGTGGTGCAGGAGGTTTTGGGTCTACAGGTGTATAATAAAATATACGAATACACTATATGTTCTGTCAGTATAAAGACCGATTAGGTATTCCAGGGGAAGGATTTCATACACATTATTTTGGAGTAGCGGTCTTTGATCTAGTGGCGACGATTGCTTTGAGTGAATTTCTGGTGTTTCTTTTGAACACCCCACGTTGGATTACCTTGTTTTCCGTTCTTTTGACCGGAATTGTATTGCATCGTCTTTTTTGTGTTCGGACGACACTGGACAAATACTTATTCCCCTGAATAAAAAATACTTATTCTCCTGAATAAAATTGATGCTTTCTGATTGGTTACTTTTATGGTATCCCATCATGAATCCTATCGCTAGTCCCAAAATTATTTGCATTGAAGGCAACATCGGTTCAGGAAAATCAACGTTTATGAAAAAACTAAAGGAACGGTTTGGAGACAACCCGGATATTTGTTTCTTGGATGAACCCGTAGATACGTGGTCCAATTTCAAAGACGAGGAAGGAACCATTCTGGAACACTACTACAAAGATCAATCCACCTGGGGATTTACCTTTCAAATGCTGGCGTATATTTCGCGTCTCACTCTGTTGAGACGAGCGCTAGAGAACCCAGACTATAAATACATTGTGACCGAACGAAGTTTGTTTACAGACAAACACATCTTTTGTAAAATGCTTTACGAGAATGGAGTGATTCATCCCATTCAATATCAGATTTATAAGGAGTGGTTTGACGAGTTCATGACGAAGCATGCGTATACCTTTATCTATTTAAGAACCCATCCAACCATTGCGTTAGAGAGAGTGAATAAGAGAAGTAGAAAAGGCGAAACCATCCCCTTGAGTTATCTGGAAGAATGCCATCGGTTTCACGAAGCGTGGTTGCATGGTGAAATGATTCTGGATGCAAATGTAGAAGAGACCGACACCGAACAATGGATCCATCGAGTCCAGGAATTGTTCCTATAAGTTATGTATCATTTTTTGGATAATTTTTATTTGGATAGTATAACCCATGATCAAAACCTTTGATAAATTGGAGGACGTGGTCCAAGAACTTAAACCTTATTTTTCTAGAATCAAACCCAGTGCAACCGCTTATACCAAGGAAGTTCGAGGCATTCCCGTTAAACTACCGGAATCTAACAAATTATGGAGAATCAATGAACAAGCGTGCCTGGATACACTGAAATATATTTTTGCCATCTCTCACCAGTGTTACTTACTGGTTGTCGCAGAATCTACACCAACCATGATGAAATTGATGCCTCCTTTGCAACCGATTTACAAGAAAGCGCTCACTCAATCTATTCAAAAATTAAAAGACAATCCCCATTTGAAAGACAGACATCGTGACCGAATTACCAAGATGCATCCTGCGAGAATCATGCAATGTGTGGTGAAGGAACGTGACCGAGAGACCAAAGTGATTGAATCGAACGAATATTTACAAGTGTTTTCTAAACTGAATTTGTCGGATGGGTACTTTATTCTCAATTTGACGGACGCCATCATTGTTCGAAAAGATCAGACCTACCCGTTTCACATGGTCGTGGGTCAGCAACCCTTGAGACATCCGCCGGCGATGATCCCCATTTTATCCATGTCGGGTCAAAAAGGGTATCTGGACATTCCTATGCCCAATTACGACGAGATCAGTTGGGTCTATGAAAAAGAAGGACAGGACATTTATGCAAACTTTGTGACCGATTGGGACAAAAAATCGGTGGCAAAAGCGGTGTTTCGTGGTGGACCTACCGGGTGTGGATATACGGCCGAAACCAACATGCGTATTCAATTGCTCAAATTGTCTCAGTTGCCCGAGTACGCCAATCTATTGGATGTAGGTATTTCTGGAAAAGGCAAAACGATTGATACAGGTTCCGTCAAGTTCGACCCCGTGCACGGCATCGGCATGTTAAATACCGGTTTAGTGCCTACCGATAAGTTTTTGAACATGGCAGAACAAAGCAATTATCAATTCATCTTGCACGTGGACGGAAACGTCAATGCGTATCGCATGCTTTATACCATGACTACGGGGTCCGTTTTGTTGCGCGTGATGAGTGAGTATACGTCTTGGGCGGAGCAGTATATGGTGCCAAACGAACATTACATTGCGATAGAACCCGATTTGTCTAACCTGAAAATGAAAATGGAATGGTGTATGAAAAATCCGCGAAAGTGCATGGAAATTTCGGCGCGAGCGCAACAACTGGCGCGCACGTTGTTGTCTCGTGATTTTTTGGACAACTATTTTACCATGTTGTTTTCTACCTTTTCGGGTGAAACGGTCGAACAATCTTTTCAAGAATACAAGCGCGCTCGTAAGAAGGTTCATTTTGAACGATTGCCGCCTACAGACTCTACTTTAAGACCCGCGCGAGTGGCGATGATCATTCCTCACCGGAATCGTATCGAACACTTGAAAGAATTGCTCAAGAGATTGGAAGCGTTTCCGATGGGTCCACATCAATTGGACGTGTATGTCATCGACCAAAACAACGCCGAAAAGTTCAATCGCGGTCTATTGTTGAATATTGGGTTTTATCTTGCCCAAAAAAATGGATATGATCGTTACTTGTTTCACGACGTGGATTCGTATCCAGACGAAACGTTGTTCCCTCAATATTTTCAATATTTAGAAGATACGATTCATTTCGCCTCTCCTTTACTCGGTTACAAATACACCTATCCTGACTTTTTGGGTGGAGTAGAAGGATTCACGGAAGAGGATTACCTCACGGTCAATGGATTTCCCAATACCTTTTTAGGTTGGGGAGGAGAAGACGACGCGCTTTACAATCGATTGGCAGCGGAAAACATTACCGTCTTTCGCCCAACCCAAGGAAAATACATCTTGGCGGACCACGAACAAGCGAAAGGCAGTGAAAAGAATATGCTGCGTTATGAAAATGTGTTGGAGGATTTAACAGGATACAAAGAAAACGGGATTGCCCAACTTCCGTTCTATTCTATTCAAGCGACCCCTTTTTCTTTAGACACTTTTCTAGAAACCTATCAATTGGAAAAACCCAATCCAGTGCCCGTCCAAAGTGAATTGACTCAACTTACGGTCGGTCTAGAGAAAGGTCCCCTGCAGGTGTATGCGTTTAAAGTTCAGTATGATTTACAAAAGTCGAAGGCGCCTATGCCTTTACCCGTTTCTACGAATATTGAAGCAGGAAACCTTGGTCAGGGAAACCTTGAACCCGGAAACCTTGGTCCCGTGATCCAAGAAACCGTGAACGAAGACGGTCTTTACGTGGTAAGTATTTTAAAAGAGTCCTTGGCAGTTCCTTTCTCTGATGCAGGGCGAAACATGGAACATTATTTCAAGTCTTACGCGGAAGAACATTTGGAAGGTTGTTGTTGGAAAGAAGGATGGATTCGACCGAAATCTGCAAAAGTGATTTCTTATACGGCAGGACTCTTGAATGGAACCTTTATTGATTATTCTGTGTTGTATCAGGTAGAAGTGTGTTTTCCTTACGAACAAATGGAAATCGAATGCATCGTGAGACAAGTGAACAAGGTCGGCATTCGCGCCACCATTCGTGAAACTCAAAACCCCATCGTGGTCTATATTACGCGAGAACACAATTCGACTCTACAGATGGACTCTTATAAAAGTGGTCAAAAAATAAAGGTCAAGGTGCTGGGTCATCGGTTTGAATCAGGCGATCCATGTATCCATGTCATGGCAGAGATGGAGACAAATGGTAATGGGAAGAATCAGAATGGGAAGAATCTGAATGTCAAGAATGTGAATGTGAAGAATCAGACTGTGAATGTGGTCTAATTACGACACAAAGGACAGGTTCTTACATGCATTTCGTTTTCGTATTTTTCTATTTGTTCGTCAGCGTTCTTTTCTAGTATTCCAAAAAATACACAAATGAAGCAAAGATAGAAGGTGTACGAGTCTTTCTCTATTTTATCATCCATATATGAAATATAACGTATCCTTCATATTCAACTCACTAGTTTCAGGCGTTGGGTGCGCGCTTCCGCGTAATCAAGGATCGGTTTTGTATATACTTCATGTTGATTAAAATACTTATGCCATTGGTGAAGGTGTTTTGCAGGGACGTCTTTGAGTTCCGGGATCCACTTTTTGATATAGACCGCATCCGGGTCAAACTTTGCACTTTGTATCCAGGGATTGAAGATTCGCTGACTATAAGGTGCTCGATCGACGCCCGTTCCCGCGACCCACTGCCAATTCCCATTGTTGATACACGGATCATAATCGATCAAATGGGTTGCGAAATAGGATTCGCCTTGACGCCAGTCTATTCCGAGGAGACGGGTGAGAAAATTGGCAGTAATCAGTCTGCCGCGGTTGTGCATGTAACCCGTTTCATTCAATTGTCTCATCGCAGCGTCCACGATAGGGAACCCGGTTTCGCCTTTGCACCAACCATCGAAATGGTGTTTCGAAGGAGTCCAGGGCATTTGAGTCTTGAAATTGGCGCGGGATTCCAATACCTTTGGAAAATAACAAGCGATGTAATAAAAGAATTCGCGCCAAATGAGTTGCTGTCGATAGGTTTGGTTCGTATTCGCCCAATACGCTTCGCGAATACTGAGACAACCATACTTGAGATAAGCTGACAATTCGGTCGTAGGGGTAAATTGGTCATGCTGGTAATGAAAATCAAGACGTTTGAGCGCTTCTTTACGACCGCCTTGGATCTGGGACTGTTTTGTATAGGTTGGTGTATACTTTTCATGTTTTATACTTCCATACTCTATCGTCGACGTATGAGGTTTGGGTACGTTGTATTGGAGCGCGACATTCTTAAAGGGGGTATAGACCACATAAGGACTCTTGTCATTTTTCAAGAAAGTTCCCATCGGCGCCAATAGATAATCTTCTGCCGTGATACAAGGAATGTTTTTCTCAAGACAATAATCCAAGATAGATTCGGCGCGCCTTCGCGCAAAAGGGGTATAATCTAAATTGAATCCTAACCGTTGAATGGGCAACGATTTGAGAACAGTCAAGGTGTCTCCATAAAAGGTATAAAGATCTGAACCTTTCTCCCGTAACTCTTCGCCAAGTTCTTCTAAAGATTCGCACATAAATTGAAAGGATCTTGAAGAGTAAAATGCATTTTGTTTTGGTTGGATCTGGGTCGGGGTAAACACAAAGATGCAGACAACAGGTCCGTGTTTCGAAAGTTCGTGTAACGCTAGGTTGTCGTGTAGACGTAAATCGCGGTGAAATAAAAAGACATTCATTACAGATACTATAGATGATCTTTTTATTTCATGATTTAGAGGTTTATAGAAAATAATGTAAATAATAATGTAAATAGTCTGTATCGAGATGTCCGTCATTCAGCAATTGAAACTACCGATTGAACTACAAAAATTGGTCAGGGAGTTTTTCTATTATTCCAAGACCGAACACGACCAACGAAACAAAAAGAAAATGCTCATCCGACAATTGAATGTCTGTGAACGATTTTACTGGAAAGACGTGGGTCAATATTATGATTATTTTTATTTTCAAATGGAAAATTGGGTATTCTTTGCCGTGGAACCCTCGGTTTATTACATCACTCAAGAAATTTGTATCATGAGCACCCTTTTTTGTAAAGATTGTCACAACTATGTCTCCTCGGATACACCCATTCCTTTGTGTATCGAATGTGCATGTGAACCCGCATGGTTGACGGTCGATTAAAGATGCACCGACAAGATGAGTTGACCGGGTTGGTAGCAATAAAAAAGTCGCGTCATTTGACAACGGTCTACGAGAGAATGGATCGATTGAAGAAACGCCAATTCTTCTTCTTTCTCTAAAAAAAAGGGAATATAATATTCAAGAATATCATATTCTTTTGTAAATTCGGGAGATTCTATTTCCAATAAAGCGTTGCATTTACGAAAAAGAGGAATCATCTCTTTCACATGTTGATGTGCATGGTTTAGTAAATGAACCCTCGACCAATGTTTCAACGAAAACGCACGAGTCAGCAGTTCTTGTTTGATATGTTGGACATCTTTGATCGAGTCTAGGTCTTCTGCTCTGGGGCGAACCCATTCCAGGTAAAATTGGACCCAGTTGCCTTCATAGACATGTGAAAAAGTCCAATCCGTAGATAAGTGATGGATTCCAGCGAAGTCCTTGATTTCTTTCCACAATTCGATAGGAAAATACATATATATTCTTGTATTTATTCTTTTTTATCCTTTTGATCCTGATATTTCTTGAAGATTTTACCAATCGTATTGGTTGGATCGAGTGTCTCTACAATCATATTGTTTACTTTCATTCGCCCATGTTCTTCTAACAAGACATTGTACAAGGGTTCTCCATGATAAGATATTTCATAAATAGAACGACCATTCAAAAACGTATACGCTTCTCTCCATTCACCTTCATAAAAGATCCTGTGTTCTCGGGTGATGACGGTTCGTTTGGAGGGGTAATTTAGAAATAGTGCATCTTTTTCAAAGACAATCAGGTCGGTTTCGGACGAATACGTTTCCGTGATGGCGACAATGGGATAGGATCGAATCGTATGTCTTCCAGGCGTCAAGAGTTGAATAGACACCTCGCCTTGATCGGTCGAGACCGGAGTATTTGCAGGAAAGCATATGTTGCTTTCGATACGAAACACGGGTGTGTTGTTAAAGGTAATCGGTCCATTTATTAAAGGGGATTTGGATTGCATCACCGAATAGGTCTCATTGGATACATAAAAAATACCCATCAGAGTGACTTGGACATGGGTGACCTGAGTTTTGACAATGGTAGGAGATGCTTCTCCCCAAACCCACAAGTTACCGACCATGTCCAACGCGGCGGAGGTGTCTCCTGCAGAGGAGATGGAGACAATATGAGAAAGACCTGGAATAAGGGTAGGTCGATCCGTTTGAGTGATTTGACTCGGAAGACCGAGTTGTCCAGAAGCATTGTTGCCACATGCATATACCTTTTCTTGAGACAAAAACAAGGTATGATTTGCACCGCATGCGACCTGAGTCACCTCTAGGTTAATGAAGGACAACAGGAATAACGATTCAGGGTTAGGTAATAGATCGCTATATCCAAGTTGTCCATATTGATTACGACCAAAGGTGTGCACTCGATGATTTGAATCTAAAATGGCGGAATGGGATAATCCCGTTGCGACTTGTATCCCTGGAATAGGAATATTATACACCGCTTTGATAAGTTGAGGCGTAGATGCATTCGTATTTCCTGTTCCCAATTGTCCATACGTATTTAATCCCATGGAATAGACGTGTTTTTGGTTGTCCAGTAACAGAACATGATCTAACCCTGCTGAAAATTGGGTAATGTTTGAAATAGTCGACGGCGTAGAGGTAAGGGTCATTGGACGGTTCCCCAGTTCACCGTATTGATTCTCTCCCGAAAAGTAAAGTATTCCATTCTTTAAATAGATCATTCCTTTACGCGTGGCGCCTACCGAAGACACTTGAGTCGTGTTCAAGGTTAAGGTGGACTGATAGTTTCTGTATCCTAATCCCGCTTGTCCAGAGGTGTTATTTCCTATGGTATACAAGGTTCCGCTGGCGTCCAGTAGGGGTACAATACAATCGATCGCAGGATGCACTGGATCTACTGGATCTGGATCTGGATCTGGATCTGGATCAGGATCTGGATCTGGATCTGGATCAGGATCTGGATCTGGATCAGGGTCTGGGTCAGGATCTGGGTCAGGATCAGGGTCTGGGTCAGGGTCAGGATCAGGATCAGGATCTGGATCAGGATCGGTCAAATAGATAAAATTGCCTTCGGTTGTGTTGGCATAGATGTCTGTCACGACGACGGACACATTCCCGGTACCAAGGGGAACGGAACAGTTTATGTTCCGAGTTATTTCATCTACAAAGAAGGACGACGTGGAATTGTTTCCAAAAATCACGGAATAGGTTTCATCGAGATAAGTTCCTTCTATCACGATAGTTTGGTAAGGAATGCCACGGTCTGGAATAATTCGAGTAATCGATGGATTGGTATACGTAAAAACTACCGGATTATATCCAAGAGAAACTGAAGCAATCCCGCTTCCCTTTGGAACGGATACATTGATTTTTTCATCGGAGTCAACCTCAAAATCAGTTATCTGAGTTGATCCAAATTGAATGAACTCGACATCGCTTAGATATTGTCCATTTAATGCAATGCGACTACCGGATGAACCCTCGTTTGGAACCAAATCACGAATGGTTGGATACACATAAGTAAACTCGATTGCATTGGTGGAATAAGGCGTCCCAGTTCCATTGGCGTAAAATGCTTTTACGGACACGGTTGTTTGACCATTACCATTCGGAACATTGAAATCGATTGAATCATTGCTAGAAGTATAGTCGGTCGGTTGGATCTGGTTGTTTCCGACCATAAGATAAAGACTGTTCATTAAGTGACGACCTTCTATCGTAACACTGGTTCCATATAATGCACGGGTCGGTTGAATACTGTTAAAGGTTGGATACACATAAGTAAACTCTAATGCATTGGTTGAATAAGGAGTCGCGGTTCCATTGGCGTAAAATGCTTTTACGGGGACCGTGGTTTGACCAAGACCGGTCGGAACATAGAATTGGATCGAATTATCGGTAGAAGTATAGTCGGTGGATGGTATCTCGTTGGTTCCTACCCTCAGATAAAGACTGTTCATTAAGTAACTGCCTTCTATCGTCACCTGAGTTCCATACACTGCATGGATCGGTTGAATACTTGTAAAGGTTGGATAGACATAAGTAAACTCGATTGCATTGGTGGAATAAGGCGTATCGGTTCCATTGGCGTAGAATACTTTTACGGGGACCGTGGTTTGACCAAGTCCACTCGGAAGATTGAATTGGATCGCACCATCGGTATAAGAAATATAGTCTTTCGATAGAATCTGGTTGGTTCCTACCATGACATAAAGACTGCTATGTAAGTTACGTAAGTATTCACCGCCGATCGTAACCATGGTTCCATAAAATGCATGAGTTGGTATAAGATTGATCAGGGTTGGGTAGTTGTAATTAAAACTGATTTCAGGTTTCAAACCTGATGAAACGTCTCCTTCCTCATAAATCACCTGTAGAATGATTTGTCCTGGTGCCATGAGAGGCGTTTCAAATTGTATAGTCGTATCATCGCTAATAAGGTAAGAAGAAGGATAGATCTTTACTTCTTGTGAAACACCCTCGATTAGACCCATGAACCTAAGATAAAGACTGTTCTGTAAGTTTTCCCCCTTTAGAGTGTAGATCCTTCCATAAAGGACGGGGTCGGGAATGACACGATTGAGTTTCGGATATTCATAGGTAAACTCTATCTCAGGATAATAAGTCAACGTTCCATATTTTACTCTGATATTGACTATCGTCTCATTTCCTCCATCAGGAACGGTAAATTGAATGGTTGTATCCGTAGAACTATAAGAGGATGACTGGATAGTTACGCCTCCGAATAGAATAGAATCACTTCCTAGTAAGTTTGTTCCATAGAGAGTAACATGCGTTCCATAGGTTCCACTCGTGGGTTGGATACTCGTAAAAATTGGATACACATAGGTAAATTCGATTGCATTCGTGGAATAGAGTTCACTAGATCCATAATTATAGAACACTCTTATCGGAACGGGTCCTTGATCATCCCCCTCTGCAGTGAAGAGTATCTTATTATTGGTCGAAGTATAGGCGTCCGCCATGATTTTGGTGGTTCCAATCATCAGATAAACACTCCCTAGTAAGTTGGTGCCGATTAATTCTAGGGGTGTTCCAACGATCTCACGAGTAGGGGTTACAGAAGTAAGGGTAGGATATAAATAGGTAAACTCTTTTGCAGGGGTTGAATAAAGAGGTTCGATGCCATTATCATAGAATGCTTTTACCGTGACGTTTGTTTGACCAAGTCCGTTCGGAACCGTAAATTCGATCGAATCATTGTTAGGAAAAACAGATACAATCTGGATGTCTCCGACCATGATATAAGAATGTCCTGCTAAATGTTGTCCTTGTAAAGTAACAATCGTCCCATACGTTGCACTACTCGGTATTACATCAGTAATGATAGGGCGTGTATCGGTTGGATCTGGATCTTGTGTTGTAGAGTCATAGGTAAAATTAACGGTATTGGTAGAATAACTATTTCCTCCAAAATTATAAAATAATTGTATCGTTACATTCGTCTGATTACCCCCGTCAGGAAGTGTAAACATTACACTAGATTCATCTTTATAATAATAATCGGCTGAGTAAATGGTGACATTCCCTATCTTAAGAGAAAGACTATTCTGTAAGTTTACTCCCTCTAAGGTGATAATATCCTCTTTATTCCCACTAGAAGGGACTACATCTTGAAGAGTTGGATATAAAAAGGTAAACTCCGCGGAAGATTTAAAATGTATATTATAAAAAGAATCATAGTAATTTGTTTTCAGATCCACCACATTTCGAATAATTCCATTCAGTCTCCCGTACGGAACTGAGAATTGAATAGATTCATACGTATACGTATAGTTATTTTTTTGGATCAGAATATTTGAGAGTTCAATCGAATTGGCATTTTGTAAGTTATATCCTACAATTGTAATGAGGTCTCCATAATTTCCTTCCGCTGGATATAAATTGGTAATCGTTGGAAGAGTATCGTTTGTGATTTCATTCCTATACGGGTCGGTATAGAAAAAGAGATAAGAAATAGTTGAAACATTGGTCACGTATTCTGGTTTTAGATTGAAAAGGATAGTGACGGTCGTCGAATTTGGTTCCCTATTCGGGAATGCAAACTCTATAGATGTATCGGAGAATCGTTTCAATAAGGTAGTTTTATCCAAATCGATGGCAGCGGATTCTATTTGATTGAGTCCAGTTCCTTCTACTTTAAATAGATCAGATGGAAATGCAATCGTTCTTATTACATTCGTAATGGAGGGATCCAGTAAATACTTGTAATATTGGATGGATTCGGTAAAATAAACAGGTTCAATGTCTTCGTGAGTGCTTTCCATCGTCCAGTTTCCACCATACTTGAGATTACCGGTTTGATCGTTGGAAGCGCCGACCAGGACACCGGTTTGTTCCGTGAGTCGGTCGTAATAAGCGCGCCAAACCGGATTCTGAAGCGTATTGCACGCTAAAAAGTCAATCTGTTGAATCGCATGATCACGAATTAATTGAACGACCGTTTCCTCGTTCTCAGGACCGAAATATTGATGCCCACCTAAGAGAAAGACGATTCCGACCCGTTGAAAAGGTCCAACTATGTCTGGCGCTTGGGAATACAAGATAGGAAGAGTGTTTGAATTGACCGAATCTACAAACACTTGTGCATCTGGGACTCGTGAATCGATGAACAAACCTTGCATATACTGTCCGTGGATATTTTTACAGAATACTTTGTCGTCAATAGTATGTTCATCAAAACAATATAAAGATACCTAGTAGACTATAGTACAATGTATCAAGTGAAGTGGTTCAATAAGAAGAAGGGTTACGGATTTGCGACCTCCGAGAAAGACGAGGAACTCTTTTGTCATCATACCGATCTAAAAGTAGACGGTTACAAGTATCTGAAGAGAGGAGAGTTTGTTCGAGCGGAGGTGACACAGATGGAGGATGGAAAGTCCAAGTTGGCGAACATCCGACCGGTGATGGATAACGGGAAACTCATGTGCGAGATTGAACGACAGGAGTTTGTGAAGGAGACCGCCTAAAAGGAGACATCCTACGTATAGAATTAAAAAATAGTTCATTGCATCATACGATTTCCAGCATCATACGATTTCCGACGGATCTCTTATGATTCAAAAACTTAAGAATAAACTAATTCTCGATATTGCATATGGCGTATAAAATGGCGCGTCAAGGTTCGGCAACAGCAATTGCAGTCCGACTCGTAATTTTGAAACACAGAGGGTCCTCTATTTATACCTTGACGCATGATCCAGATGGGTTTATCGGTGCTGTGTCGTGCGCAACAGAAACAGCGTTTGTATTGGCGTAAATAATACTCAAGTTGATCGTCGGAAAATTCATACAAATACTCTTGAATGCTATACGAGATACAATCCTTTCGTTTTCTTTCCAAATACCGTTCTTCAAAAAGTTCGGGATATGCTTTTAGTTCCCATTGTAAATTCTTGGTAAATGCACGATGACTTGGGTCCCCGAAGGAATAGATGTGACGCAACAGATCTGCATTGTCAAAGACTTGTTTGGACAAAGACATTATGGTTTTTACGTATAGACACTTGAAGGATTCTCTTCAATTTTATTATGTTGTATGACATGGAAAACGATCAAATGATACCCTTTGAAGGATCTTATTTTCGTAAATTGCATTCACACACTTGTAATTTTTATTCACATACTTGTGAATTAAACTCACCCAGAGACTATGCAGTAAGAGAAAGACAATTGATTGAGCATTTGATGACACAACCGATATATCATCCAAACATTGTCTCGTTTTATCACGTGACGGATCGATATGTGGATATGGAACTATTGGAACCGTTGGATCCAAAAGACCCCTTAACCGATCTGGTGTCAGTCATGTTTGACGTGAAAAAATTTCTACAGAGCATTGGCATTATGTATATGGACTGGAAAATAGACAATGTGGTCAAAAGCAAACGCGGTTACACCCTCATCGATTTTGACAATTCAGGGATTGTAGAAAAAGGAAAATGGAAAGTAGAACCCAGTGGATGGAGTTATCAAGAAGCGAAAACATTATACGAGGATCCAAAAGACATGGACGATTGGTCGTTTGACTACAATCTAGTAAAAATGATTTAACCTGTATACCTATCCCGAATATCCACCATGACCCACCGGGTCAAATACTTATGAACGGGGAATGCACATTGTTGAAGAAACTGACGATTCAACTTGCGCATGAGTTTCTTGTGTAGTTTCGGTTCGTCGCCTGGTTGTATCCAAAACCCCGACAGTCCGATCCATCGACTAGGCAACTCTGTCTGCAATTCTTTGGGCAACTCTGTCTGCAACTCTTTGGGCAACTCTGTCTGCAACTCTTTGGGCGATTCTTTGGGCAATTCTTTGGGCAATTCTTTGGGCAACTCTTTGGGCAACTCTTTGGGCAACTCTTTGGGCAATTCTTTGGGCAACTCTTTGGGCAAGTCTGTCAGAACGTTTGTCACGATAGGTTCCTTGACTTCTGTTTTCTTTTTGTCTCGGCAACGGATACAGGTCTTCAAGATCTTTTGGTTCTTAAGAAAGTCTTCCTCGAACTTTACTCGTTTACACGCGGTGCATTTGATACGTTTGTCCATTCTTCTTAAATTACTTAGAGTGTGATGTTTCGGTCAATTTTAAAAGGAGTCTAACCGGTTAAAATAAAATTGATTCCTCTTAAAAGACTTAAAGGGTTATAACCATGTCCAAAATGACTACGCGAACAATGACTACTCGTTCGATGACCCGCGCCATGCAAGATGCGAAGATACACGCGGCGAAGATTCAATCCATTATTGAAGAAATGGAACAAACGTCTCGCCCGACCACACGCTCCATGCGTGATCTGACCCATAAACGGTTTCACGAAGACCCATATCCTGCGAACAAGCGACCACGAATTGAGCGAGACTGCGAAAAAGGCGAATGCTTGATATGGATGATGCTGGCGATCACCCTGATCAATGCAGGCGTTTTCCTATACTATTGTTACATCTTCCATTTAGAACTTGAGGGGCAAGTATAATGGTTCATCTTTTTTTATACCTGTACATCAGAATGAATCTGGAACAATTGAATCAATCACGCATGGACCCTTATCTATGCACCCTCTATGATCAAAC